TTTGCGGGTCTACCCAGCTCCAAGCCCTACCACGGAACTCGCTCTTACTAGCGAACCTGTCGTATTCCCGCAGAGGAACAATAATCGCCCCCATTTCCATGCTTGATGCAAGCCAAGCCTCATAAACACGACGGATAAAGCTGTCGATCATGAAGGTTTGAAGGTTTTTGTATGCGTCACGCTCCTCTAATGCACCTTGCCGAATGCTTGAGTAGCTGGTTGCCTCTAAATCGTTCGATAGGGACGTGTAGGAGGCTCCCTCAAGGCCGCTTGCGATACCCTTTAGGATTGCCTTATGGAAGCTATCAAACTCGCTAGAGGGGTACTGAGGGTCAAATGCGGTGAAGTCCACGCCATTTGGTAGCTGGTGGAAAGTGCCCGGCTCCGCATCCATGATCGGAACATTGCCATCAAGGTCATCAGCAACGAATCCATCGCCAGCGGGAGAGGTGAAGAAGCCCATCTTAGAGGCTCCAACACGAGCATTCACGACAGCAGCTTCCCGCAACGCGCCTAATTGCTTCAATCCAGCCATTGAAGGTGCCATCCAAGGCTCCCCCCTCGTCTGTCCTGCTCGTAACTGTTTGAAAATATGCAGCATTTTCTCAGCAGGGATGCGAATGTGCTTTGGACTCTTCGATATTGAGGTGAAGTCATAGTCACCCGGATGGTAGGACAGCATGTGGTAAGCGACCGGACGCTTAAACTTGTCAATCTCCACACCCATACGAACTTCATTGCCGTTTCTTAGGTATTCAGAGAACTCTACGTCGATTCGATCAGGTTCAATCAACTGAAGACTGAATGAATCCTTAAACTCTGCGCTGCGATGCAAGATGACGAATGCTTCGCCGTCACGAGCAATTGACTCAATGACCATCTTTTGCACGTCTACCCAAGACAGCTTTCCGTCTACGGTGCAATTGCCATATTTACCCCAATTCCTCCACTGGTCTTCAACAGCTTGATTTCCAGACTCGTCTAGCTTACCGCCAGACGCTAATGCTTTGACTTGCAGGGTGAAACCACGATCCCCGACCACATTGTTCTTCAGGAGGGTGAGGTATCGCTTCGCATACTCGTTATTTCTGGCTAAGTCACGAGATCGAGAGCGTAAACGGGTCAATGCAGGCTTTAGTTCACTGTCAGCACTCCGCTCCGAGGATCTGAAGTCATCAAACAGCCTTGATGTGCTTGCTCCAGCGTAAGAACGCTTAAAAGGCACTAATTTCTTGGGTTTGGCTCTAAATCTGTCGAAAATCCCCATCAGAACCTCACTTTGATAGTCTGTGAGCCGGTTTTACCGTTTTTGGCAAGCTCTTTTGCCTCGTGCTGCACGATCTCACCGCGATAAAAGTCTCTAGCATCAATCAATTCTTGGAATGACATCTTGGTTAGGGAGCGACCAGCGATGGAATATGAAGAAACGTCCGAATCAGCCTTGCCTGAGAGCAATGACTCAATCTTACCAACCATGATCTCTGCGAATATGCGTGGATCTGCTTGGTTATCATCCAGATCGACAATGATATTGAAGTCGCCATCATCAATGACTACTCGGTTGCCGCTGGATGTTTGTGTGATTTCTAGCTGCCAATGATACTTGCCAGCCGTAAACAAAGCGCTCTCAGCGGAAGTGATGGTGAACAAATACCCATCACTTACTTCTGTAGCATCAATTGTGAATTCTGCGTTACCGCCTTGGTGTATACGAGCAACGTATTGCGCCGAATAAGATGCTGTGGGGTAGTCAGAAACGAAGTCTGTACGCTTCCACTGAACGTAATCCCCAACTGTAAAGTTTTCCGGCTCTGTTAATGGAGCATTCGCCGGATCAAACAGGTTCGCCATAAATTACCGCCATGAGTTAGCAAAACTGCGCCCCGTTCTAGGTACAAATGGACGCTTGTTTGGGGTTACGGGAACTTCTTTCGCCTGCGTATTCTCCAATATATCAGGAGATTCGTCAAGTTTATCCGCTAACCCATTGATATTTATGCCAATAATAGCATAAGCAGCGTAAGCGTAGACCATACAATCTAGCGCCTCATTTCTAGCCCGAATCTTCTCAAAAACACGTTTCTTATAACCTTTGTGATACTTGGTGACGATCTTTTCCGCTGTTAGCTGGCGGAAATACTCATCATTCAGCTTGTCAGAGAAGTGTATGTATCCCGGCCCCATTTCTTGTATTCGCATACGAGCGAACATCAGATCTTTGACTGTGTCTACACCAATCGGGAACAATGGGCATCGACCAACATTGTTTTTGCTGGGACGGCCTGCAACTGGCTTGCCCTCACCCCCAACACCCTTGATTGCAAACACTTTGCGTCCAGCATTCTTCTTGCAGTAAGCGTACACGGAGTTGGTGAAGTGACCCCCAGAGTCGATACAAGCGGCGCGGATAGCGATTTGCCTTCCACTTTCTGTTTCGTACTGGGCGAACAAGTAGGAGTCGAGAGCAGTCCATAGCTGCGGAGTAGATGGATCTCCATAAAGGGTGATGTGGTCAACAACCCAAGACTCATCATCCCTCCCAAAACCTATAATAGATATTTCAAGTCGATTATCCTGAACATCGACCCCAGCAACCAAAACTAAAGCGTCATCAGGGATATTTGGCATCTCCTCCCGGCGCTCAGACAGCATGTAGTCATCAACCGTCTCTCCAATATCACTCCAAGTCTGGCCTAAATAGGTATTCGTCCACACCCGAAGCTGCTCCGGGTTCTTCTTAACCGCTAAAAACTCCTTTACAGCGTCAGGGAGGGGAGTCCAAGGGGAGTAAAGGCCAGATATTGCGTACCCCGCAACACCTCGAAACGGCTTGTTAGCGATCCATGTACCATTCCGTACAGACCACACTCTGTCAGCGTCCGTCCACAACACTCCACAATGGTCGCAGACGTATTGAGCCGTGTCTGGGTCATTGTCCTGCCATTTCACGTTAGACCACTTCAAAACTTGGTCTGATTCACAATGCTTACAGGGAACATGATAATAACGCTGGTCAGACTTATCAAAAGCGTCCTGTATTCGGCTGTTATCTGTATTCGTGGGGGTGGACACAAGGATTAACTTGCGATTCCAGAACGTAGCAGAACGCTTCTTAGCCAACTGTATAGGGTCGCCCTCACTCCCTGCGGAGGGTGGGTATCTATCCACCTCATCACATAGAACTATCCTAATAGGGCGCGAGGCGAGTCCTGACGGGCTGTTAGCACCCACCATCGTTAACGCTCCACCGGGGAACACTTTATGGAGTGTTGTGTTACCAGAATCCCTTGATCTGGGGTCTTTTACCTTCCCACGAAGAGCCGGTGTACTTTTGATAAGCCCTGCTGCCACACGGTCTTTACTGAACGCTTGAGCCATTTCGAGAGTAGGTTGGAGCACCAGAATAGGAGAAGGGTCATTGTCAATGTGATAGCCCACAATGTTGAGAATAACCTCGGTTTTCCCAAGCTGCGCTCCAGCCATAACAACAACTTCTTGAATAGACGGATCAGAACACGCATCCATGATTCCCCGTTGGTACTCAGCACGACTTGTATACCATCTTCCCGGCTCCGCGCTACTTTGTGAGTCTAGCCGTCTTTCTTGGTCTGCCCACTGGCTTACGTTTAGGCGCGGCGGAGGGCGGAAGGTCATCATCGCCTTCTTCAAGTGATCCCGAAGATGTGGTGGTTGGGTTTGTTTCTGGGTCATAATTCGATAGTTCTTCCAATGATTCGTTAATTAGGTCTTCAAGTATAATTTGACAGGTTCCAGCAGAGTCAGAGTTAGCCATTAACGGCGCAGCCTTAGTAGGAATTGATAATAGCTTCGCTTTAATCGCTCCCACCACATCTGTCCATGCCGTGACAACCTCTTCAGCCGGTACAAGCCTCCCCTCTACTGTAGCAAGCTCAATTTCAGCTATCCTTGCGTCAGCCGCCATTTTCCTTGTTCGCTCTTGATCGTAAGTGCTCCCCAATTTCACGCCACCAGTGCTAGCCATTCAATTCTCCTGTAGTAGATGAAGACCTAACTCTAAGTGATTGATTAGTTTAAGTAAATTCCATTTCTACGCAAAAGCGGCGGCGCGCGAACACC